TTTTTTATCTTCATAACATCATCAACCAAACGCATTGCAGCCGCTTTGTGTATTGGCTTGTAAAAAGTCTGATTTATTTTTTGCACTATTTTTTGCGCGCCCATTACTTTCGCCCCGGTTTTGTGATTATTAATAACAAGTCGTGAAAAACAGTAACTTTTGGGGGTGTTTACTGAATACCTGCTTTTGCAAGCTCCACCAGATAATCCCTGTAAACATCGGCAGGTCTTTTGCGGGGCTTAACTGGCGACTTCTTGGAAAAGCGACCAGTCTTTAAATGGTATCTGTGCCAATGGTATTTAATAGCTTGTTCTGACACTCCAAAAAGATTGCCTATCTCATAAAAACTCATCCCGCCGTCTAGTTTGTTTTTGATAAAATCAATAAACGCAGACCTATCTTGATTTTGTGGCAGGTCATATATTTGGCCCATCACTCCCTCCCATACTTCGCAAGAACGGCGCGGGCATCATTGCGTGTTTGCGGCCATATGCCCCACTCCTTATTTGTTATCGGACCCCACTCAATGTCTGCTTTGTCTAGCAAGCATTTTAATACCTCCTTCAAATCCCTGTTTTCCTCGTACATGGATTTGATTGCGGGGCGGGCGTTGGCTGCCGCATCGTAAAAATCACTGTCACTCTTATCAAATTCAAAGATAATTCTTCCACAAGAGCGCCCTTCGTAAGAAAGGTTCTCCCCCGCTTCAATCAACGCTTTAATCATGTCAGTCATCCCACCACCTCCACGCTGGCTTGCTTGGTTGCGGGGTTGTAGGTGAGTTTGAGTGACGGTTTCCCGTTGGTCCAACTGCCGTCGGAAGGTCGCAGATAAGTCCATCCAAGAGTGTCGTGGAATACGTTAATGTATCCCGTAAGCGGCTCCGGCGCGGGTTCGTGGGCTATGATTTGATCTGGTCTAATGTCTAGCATTAAAAAATCCCTATGTTTACTCGCTGCAAACATTTCAAATACAAGCCTATCTTCTTCGTCTAAAACAATCGTAACCTTATCTCCTGCCTTATACTTCATCTCATCATCTCCGTTTTTAGTTGGTGGGTGTTATTCAACCCGCGTTACTTTCACTGTCTTCGCAAGCTTCTTTGTGGCGTATTTTGTGCCGTGCCTTTTGCCTGTAAAATGGCAAGCCATGCGAATACGGTCATACAATTCCAAAGGGAATAGTTTTGTGTCGCCTACGTTCATGCTTGATAGGTTGTATTTTGACATTTAATCCCCATAGGATAAACCAAGGGGGTTTATGGCCCCCTTGGTGGTTAGGTTAAAAAGGTAAGCTATCGTCTGGGTCCACAGTCGGCCCTTTGCTTTCCCCAACCTTCCCATTCGGCAGATAATCCATGATGCCGTTGCGGTCAGGGTATTGACCTGTCTTATCTTTGCTAACGCCAACCTTGCAATAGCCTGTTTTGCCGACAAGGTTATAGGCTTCCAGTTCGCCCTTCTCATAGTCCGCAAGCTGGCCGCAAGCTTCGGCAAGGTGACGCAGTTTAAACTCCATCCATTCGCCAGAAACATAGTCAAAGATATTTTGTGACGCGCCGTTATCCTTGAATACCTTCACTTTCAGCTTCAACATATCATTGCCGTTTTTATCCTGCGCTTCATCAGCTTCCAGAATTTCAAAGGCATACGAGCCATTCGGCCACAGATTAGCTTCGGCCAGTTCTTTTTCAGTTTTGGGTTTGAATTTCATTATTTAGTCCCTTTCATCAGGTTGGTTTTAATGTGATTGATTGCCTTGCTGACCTTATCTCTATCCATATCGGCCCAGCTTTCGCACTTTGCTTTTTTAAAGCAGCTTTCTTCAAAGCCATCAGGAATTTTGACGGTTTCAAAAAGATGCTTTAATTCTTCCAATTGTTCCGGCGTTGCCAGTTCAACGGCTTTGACTTCGCCTTCCAGAATATCCCGACCAAACTTCTCGGCAAAAGCATCATAGGACCATTCGATAACTTCAGCATCCTTGAAGCCTTCCAAACGGGATTTAGTAACCCGCGCCTTACGTCCCGGCCCTTGCTTAAATACGTTCAAGCAAAGGTGCAATTCATATTCCAGCTTGTCATAGGCATCAAAAGTAACGCCGATAACATTGCGCTGCTTTTTTTCATCAAGCCCATACAAATCCTTTTCATGAGCAATCAGGATGACATTCATATCAATCCGGGTAAGCCATGAAATAAGGCGGCGCATATAAGCAACGGCGGGCTTTTTAGACGCGCCAAAGGCATCTTTATCGCCCAGTCGTTCGGCTTCCTTTGCAACTTCCAGCGAAAAAATCTTAGATACGCTGTCAATCACCAAGGTTTTAAAACCATGCTTTTCCGTTGCCAGTGCTTCAATCTGTTCCAGCACCACATCAAAAGACAGGCTGCCTTGCTCTACGCCCAAGTAAGCACCGCCCGAAGCTTTCAACTTGGCTTGGTAATGCGGCAAATCCGCGCCGCCTTCGGTGTCGATAAAGTACACATTCGGGAAATCAAGGCTAGTAAAGGTTTTGCCAACCCCCGGTTTACCGAAAATAAGCACCTTTGGTTTAGACGGTGTTGTTTTTTCCGGCTCTACTGCTTTTAGTTTAGACATTATATGTCACTCCTATATAATAGGGCTTCTTGTTGCGCTGCCCTTGGTCGCGCTAAAACAAAACTAAAACAAAACATACTAACAATCAACCCCAATATAGGATATAAATGCAAAAAAATTCCGAGGGCTATATTCAAATTTATCTTGTATCTTTCCTTAGAAAGTGCGGGGTGTTGACTGCTCACGTTCCAAATGGGGGGTTCCGCAGCAAGCAAGAAGCGGCCAAGCTTAAACTCATGGGCGTCCTGCCGGGATTGCCGGACCTTATGCTGGTAGCCAATAAAAAGATTGCCTTTATTGAATTGAAAGTGTCAAAAGGTACGGTTTCCCCGTCACAGGTTCAGGTCATGGGGATTTTAGAAGATAATGACATTAAGGCATACACCATCTACGCAATAGACCCCGCCGACGCCATAGCGCAAGCGGGAATTATATTGCTTGAGTATTTTGGTATTGATTACCAGACGATTTCAGCGTCATCTACGAAGGTGTTGGATGGTTTGGAATAGATTAAGCTTAAATTGTGATACGCCTTTGGCCTGTTGTAACCGTTATCTCTTATGATGGTTATGGCTTGCGGACGCTTAAGATATTTACAGTAACCGCCCTCAACAAGTTCCGCTATGGTCGCAAATTCACGGTAATCCGTTCCCAACGTATCCCGTTCTTGCCACCATTTGTCCGCCCTGTATCCTGCGCCGCCTTCGTATTTAAGGCATACCCAGTCCGTAGTATCTGTGCCATCGGGATGATAATAAATAACCTTCAATAATTCTTTTTTGTTTTTGTGACTTATATGCGCCCGATACTCTACATCAATCACATCTTTAGTCTGCGGCCCCGATAGCACGGCCCCATCATAAGCACCCTCTAATAGTGCCGCTTCATTTTTGGGAAACTCATACCCACAATCTTTACAGCTTTTCGCAGCCGCATGGCAGATAGTAAAGCAATCCGGGCAAGCTTTCATCGGCGCAACACCGTCTTTCTTGGCCCCCTTTTCCTTTGCCTTAATCGTATCCAAAAAACCATGGCGCTCGATGTTGCGGGCGAAGTCCAGAAACAGGCAATTAGGTTTATCTGATACTGCTATCGCTTCCCGGCGTTCCTTGGGTGTTGCTTGCGTCATGGGGGTGATTGTTCTTGTCCCGCGTCCTGCCATCTGTAACAACAGCCCACCTGACATGGTATGGCGTAGCATACCAATCAAATCGACCCCCGGCACATCAATTCCGGTTGTCCAAACTGCGTTGTTTGTAACGGCCCTAATTTTGCCTTCTTTAAATTCCCTTAAAATTCTATCCCGTTCATCATCCGGCGTTTCGCCTGTCACAGTTTCACAAACTATCCCATGCCGCCTAATCTCATCCCGTATGGCAAAGGAATGGGCAACGCCATTGCAGAACACAAGCCAAGATTTTCTACCAACCCCACGCTCAACCATCTCAGCAACCGCAGCCCTGTTACTGGCGTCAATATTTGTCGCGGCTTCCAGTTCCTTTAAATTATATTCCCCGCCAACCTTTCCCACGCCTGATATATCAAAGGTGGTTTTTGTGTATTTGGTAGTAAGGGGGCAAAGCCAGCCGTCACTAATGGCGCGGCCTAGACCGTAATCATAAACAATGTCATGGAATAGGCTATCTTCATTCGCCACCAATGACCCGCTATCAAGCCGGAACGGGGTGGCAGATAGCCCGACAATCATAAGACGGGGGTTATGTTTTTTTAGTGTGGCAATCAGACTGGCCCACATTGATTTGTCTTTTTTGGATATGGTGTGGACTTCATCGACAATAAGCAGGTTCACTAAACCAACATCAGCCCTATAAACCGATTGTATCCCGGCAAATATAATCTGGTTGGCCGTGTCTTTCTTTCCCAGCCCCGCACTATAAAACCCAACATCCGCGCCCGGAACCATAGCCTTTATTTTTTCAGCATTTTGAACCAACAATTCAGCAACGTGTGTTGCACACATTATCCTTGCGCCGGGGTTGGCCTTGATTACCCGTGCAATGATACTACCGATAATGACGCTTTTACCTGTCCCGGTGGCCGCGCATACAATCGGGTTACCGCCTGTATCGCGCATATATTTTATCGCTGCCGTGGCTGCGGCTTCTTGGTAGTCCCTTAATACTGGTACATTGGAAGCACTAAATAAATCAGCATTATACATTTGCTTTACTCCATACCCGCACAGTCTTACGCAATGCCGCGCTCCATCGCGGATTATTGCTGTATCCATTCTGGCGCAGAATACCATTGACGCGCCTGACCGCGCTTTCATTCTTCTCTGTAGTCTTCAGCCCCATCTGGTCAATGATGCTTTGCGTTGTAAATTCATCAAGACCATCCTTCTTGACAAGGTTCAAAACCATTTCATCCCATGCATCGGATTGGAAACGCTTGGCCCGTTCTTTTTCGGCCCATTCGTTTTCCTCCGGTGTCGGCCCGATATAAAGCTTGTCCCGGTATAGCTGCACCGCTTCGGCCCATAGCTGCGGCTTAATAATTTCCAGCCCTTCTATATCAATCGGCTTATCAACCGTAATTGGCCAGTACCTTCTATTCCCTGTCGGGTCTTTTAGGTAATCATAATTATTTGTGGTCGCCGCAAAAACAAACTGGCGCGGATATGTCACCGTCTTTCTTGCAAAGGGTATCCGCACTTCATCCAAAGTCTGCGTAATCCAGTTTTTAATGGCGTTATCATCCTTACGCGAAAAGCCTGTCAGCTCCGCCAGCTCAATAATCAAATGCCCCTGCATTTTAAGAATGGTGTCTTTATTGGCCAAGTCATTCAGGCTTACGCTATCCGTGTGATAGCGTTCCCCGTTAAAGGTTGCCATGCATTTCAAAAAGTCACTTTTATAAGTTCCCTGTCTTTGACTTTCTAAAATCAGAACGTGGTCAAACTTGCATCCCGGCTCAAATACCCGCTTCACCGCCGCCGTTAGCCACTTCTTAAACACAAACGCCAAATATTCCGGGCTTTCTTCTTTACTGCCCAAAATATCCAGCCCCACGGTTTCTAACCTTGGCGTTCCATCCCATTGCAGCCCCGCCAGATATTCCCGCGCAGAATGAAACTTGTTTTCTTGCGCCACAACGTCAATTGCCTTTGCAGCTTTATCAATCGTGCAATTCAGGCCATAATCTTCCAGCGTTGCCGCCGTTTGTGTAATGGCCACATCCGATATGGTGGAAACCTTAAATTTGCTTTCATCATCCCAAGGCGGGCATTTCAAAATCACCACATCTTGCTTAAATTCATCGTAAGCAAACACGCCCTTAAAATCTTGGTGATAAAGCATATAGAGGATGGCGTTTTTGAGGGAGGTTGATACTAGGTTGCCTTTTTTGTCCTCGGTCAGCCAGCTATTCCATTCCCCTTCATGGGATGTAGCGGCTTCGGCGGGGGCTTCTGATTGCAGGTCAGTGCCGGGAAGGCTTTCGCCCCCGCCTTCGCCACCATCCACGCCAAATATTTTACAAATGGCATGGGCTGGAAGGTCATTAAAGTCTTGGCCCTCTTTCGGGGGCATCAATATAGATGCATCCGCAACCGATTGCTGCACCTTATTTGCAGCCTTCTGTCCAGTGTAATGTGGCGGACCATCGTTATCAGCCGCTATAATTATGGGGGTTGATTTATATACGGCCCGGATAGCCTTGGCAGTCGGCAAGATATTCCCGGCATCGAAGGCCACCACAACCCCGCGTGATAGGGCCATGTTTATAGATACCCCAGTTGCCCAGCCCTCGCATATTATTATGGGCTTGGTGGGGTCAATCTGGCCGACAATGTGTAGGCCCTTTTTCCCGCCAAAAGGAAATTCTTTATCTCCATTGGCCCTAATTATCTGCCAGCCCACCATTTCAAGGTTGCCTGACTTTTTCAAATCATAGGACGGGATGATAAGTGCGCCACCATCGCCATATATACGGGCAGAGGATAAGGGGATATTTTTGCGCTCCAGATATGGGGTTGTTCCCTCTGTTGCACTCCTGCCCCATTTTTGGGCTGCTCTGGCCGCAATCTTTGAATGACGCTCCGCTATCCGTACATCTTCTTCAGCCTTGCGGGCTTTCATCATAGCGTTAACCCGCGCCACATCCGCACGGGTCATATTCATATCATCTATGGCTGAATTAAATCGGACCTCAATGCCGGATTTGAAATCCTTGGCATAGCCATAAGCGAAATCACGCTCAATCTTTAACCAATAGGATATAGATTTTTTACCCCGCCTGTCACTTTCAGACGGTATCCGCTTAAATCTATCTGACTGGGTAATATCATGTGTCCGGGCCGGAATTATGCCGGAATTGACGATATGAGTAGTGAATTTTCCAATGAAATCCATTGTTTAACCTTCCCGTATTAATCTTTTCTTAACCTGCAAGGACGATTGTGCCACGGGATTAGAGGTGTGGCAAGGGGGTAATTCCTTACGCTACATTACCCATTATTACAAAATGTGTAATGGACTTAAGTTATTGATAATATTGCTTTTATATACTATTATTACTAATTACTTAAAAATATATATTATTAATAGATGGAAAAATGCTTAAAAATATAGGCCCCAAAAGGGGCCTTTTCTGTAGTCTAGGATGCTGAAAATTGCGTAAGTGCGTAAGAGTTGGATTAAATGTTTGTTTTTATTCCGTTTCTGGCATTACGCTTGCGTAAGGACTCCGTAAGGTTTGTAATATTTGCCTTTATTAACAAGACTTTAACATCAGTAAGGGGGGCTGCGCAAGCTCTTTTTGTGGTTTGACCCCTTGCCACCCGCCAGCAATACGAAATATTGTTACAAGAAATAGTATGGACATGGGGT